GGTTAAAGAGAAAGAACGTGAAATAGAACTGCAGAAGTTGGCAGATGAACAGATAACCAAGGAGATTGAAAACCGTCAAAAACTTATCTCTTTACAATTAGAATCTGTAAAAGAGGGGAGCGAGCAGGAATATCAATTAAAAATGAATCAACTCCTGGCACAGCAAGAGTTGGAGCTTTCAAATACGGAACTTACCGAGCAGATGAAAATTGCCATACGTGCAAAATATGATAAGCAGTTGGAAGAGTTAATTAATACTCGAAACGCCAATATTGCTAAACAAGAGCAGGAGGCAATAAGGCTTCGCTTTGAAACAGAAATCGCAGAATTACATGGAAATGAAGAAGAAATTCTCCGTGTTAAAGTTGAGCAAAGAAAAGCTGAATTAGACGCTATCCAACAAATGGAAGGTGAAAGTATCGAAGCATTTAATCTGCGTAAATTAGAGGCTGAAAATGCATACATTGATGCAAAGCAAGAATTAACAGATAAGGAGATTGCTATAGAGCAGGCCAAATATGATGCAGTTGCCCAAATTACTGGAGGGCTTATATCTCTGACTGAACAATTAGGAGAAAGTAATGAAGGGCTGGCTAAATTCTCTAAGATATTGGCTTTGGGTGAAATAGCAGTAAATACAGGAAAGGCAATTGCTGCAGGTGTTGCGCAGGCGCAATCAGTGCCTTTCCCAGGTAATATTGCAGCTATTGCAACAACTGTCGCTACTATCCTTGCCAATATTGCAACTGCTATTAAAACCGTAAAGTCCGCCAAGTTTGCAACCGGTGGACTAGTTACTGGGCCGGGAACCGGAACGAGTGATAGCATACCGGCACAACTAAGTAACGGAGAATCGGTAATGACAGCGAGAGCAACAGAATTATTCGCTCCGATCCTTTCTTCATTTAACCAAATGGGCGGAGGAGTTCCAATAAATATCACCGCATCAAGTAATCAGACCATGGGAGAGGATATGTTAGCAAGAGCTGTAGCAAAAGGAGTCCAGATGATGCCTAATCCGGTGGTATCTGTAACTGAAATAAACACAGTTGGAAAACGAGTTGAAGTACTTGAAAATTTAGGTAGCCTATGACAGCATACGAATTATTATCAATGAATGCATTAGCTTTAAAAGTGATGTGTGACAAATCCTTGAATGTTTCCGATATTAAATATTTGGATTTATATAAGGAGTACTCTCTGATGATTAAAGAAGGGCATAAAAAGACTTACATAATGCAATATCTTTCCGATCAATATAATATATCGGAAAGGATGGTTTACAACGTTATTGAGAAGCTTTCCTCTAACGTTGATTTATAGTTTAAGGGTGGGCGTTGCTCACCCTCTTTTTTACTGAAACGATTACTTCAGTGCAATTTTAGTCCTACATTCTTATAGCCGTATCTGGTTTAGTAACTTTGTTACAAACAATTACAGATATATGGCTAAATTATACATCAACAAAGACATTGCTGCTGATGCTGATAAGGTAAAATATTGGCTAACAGGTAACGATTCAATTTCTTTCCCTGATATACAGGGCTTTATAGACTGGATTCCCAACGATGATAATAGAATAGATATTGAGCTTCATTCTTGTGGTGGAGACTGCACAGAAGCTTATGCTATTTATGATGCTTTACGTGCTTCTGGAAAGGAAATATCATGTAAGGTTGTAGGAAATGCTGCATCTATGGCTACAGTAATTTTACTTGCTGCACCACTTGAACGAAGAAGCGCATATCAACATGCCGAGCTATTGATTCATTCTCCTTATTATCCGTCCGGTGCAAAAATTGGGGATATAACTTTGGCTAAATTGGAAGAATTGAAAAGCGATCTGGAAGCAGAAAAAGAAAAGATGCTTAATCTCTATGTAGATCGCACAGGACAATCAAGAGAAGTATTAGAGGCGCAGATGGCAACAGATAGCTGGTTTGATGCAGAGAAAGCTATTGAGCTGGGATTTGTGTCTTCTATTGTTCCGGCTGCTTCTGCATCTGCATCTGCATCCAAACCAGAGCTTAATAGTAATCTTAATATTGAAAGTATGGCAAAAGAAGAAAAGAAAGTGACAGTTGCACAGGCATTTCACATGCTTGGTGTTGCTTTGGGGGTAGTAAAGGAAACTCCTGAAGCTGTCGGAATGGTAATTACTACATCAACCGGTGATGAGTTGACTGTAGAACGTGAGGAAGGAGAAATTCAGGTTGGTGATCCGGCTTCTCCTGATGGTGAATTTGTATTAGAAGACGGACGCACGGTTATCGTGGTTGATGGAGTTATTACGGAGATTAAGGATCCTTCTTCCAACGAAGAAGATACACAAGCCTTGAAAGACCGTATTGCAGAACTAGAAGCAGAGAACGCTTCTCTAAAATCAAGTGCAAAGAGTGAAACCGATGCTCGTATCATTGCGGCTGTGGAAAAAGCAGGTGGAGAAGCTTGGTTAAAAAAGGCCACGGGTTCTTATGTGCCTGCAGGCCGGTCGTATACTCCACAGACAAAGAAAGATGAAGAAACAAAACCGGTGAGCTTGGTGGAACGAAAGTTAGAAGAAGCGAGAGATAAAAATAAAAAGAGATACTCAAAAAAGGTATAAGGTATGAATATTTTAGATTCAGTAAAAAACTTGACGAAGGATAACGGAGCGGTAAAAAGCTTGCGTGATCTATTAGTGTTGACGAACTTTGTTGATGAATCCTTGGAGCAGTTCTTTACGTTTGTTCAAAATGTACAGAACGGGCAAAAACTTGGATGGACTGGAGAAATGGAAGATGTAGGCTGGGCTGGTGCTCCCTGTAATCCTACTTATAAAGATGTTACTGTACAGGCAGCGGAAAAGACATGGGATATTGGACAATGGTCAGTTCCTTTGAAATGGTGTTATGAGGACTTCATGAACACTATTGCTGAATATGCGTTAAAGACCGGTACAGATATTGGTGATTTGACAAGCACGGAGATTATGGATGTTATCATTTATCCGGCTCTTGACCTTGCAATTAAGCGCATGTTCTGGCGTTTTATTTGGTTTGGCGACAAAGAAGCTCAAAACGTGTCAACAGGACAAATCACAGATGGGGTAGATGTTGAACTGTTCAAACCGTGCAATGGTTTCTGGAAACAATTATTTGCCATCGGTGCAGCCAATACAGGTCAAAGAGTGAATATTGCAGCCAACAGCGAAGCTTCTACTGCAGCACAATTGAGCGGAATTAAAACGGCCAATGTTGCAATCGGAATCTTTGATTCATTGCTTGAAAACGCTGATCCTCGTATTGCTGCAATGGAAGGTGCTGCTATTTATTGTACTAAGTCTTTAGGCGATGCCCTTACCAAAGATTTGAAACGTGAATACAAAGAGATTCTGACATGGGAACAAATCTTTAAAGGTTTGGATGTAACAGAGTACAATGGAGTTATGGTATATAGGGTTTCTATTTGGGATCGCTTTATTCAAAAATACCAGAACAATGGAACTAAGCTGAATCTTCCTCACCGTGCGATTTATGGTTCTCCAAAGCAGCTGTTTGTTGGTTCTCCCGCAAATCAAATTATTTCTGATTTGGAAATTTGGTTCAATCAGGATGAAAGAGTAACCAAGGCTTATTCAGCTGGTCGCCTTGGCTGTTTGATTGGAGAGGATAATTTGTTCCAACTTGCTTATTAAGAAAGGAGATTTTATGTCAGGAGTTTGTGACAATTTAATCAAAAAGGACATCGCACCGTCGTGCGATGATCCTATTGTTCCCGGGCTGGAAC